TCCCGTCGGGCTATTTCCAGAAAAACGAGGGCTTGATTAAGTGTCATTGAGGGGCTTATTTCTCTTAAGATTTGGACGACGCCGATGACTTTGTCGAGGGCTTGCGCTTCTATGACGGACGCCGGAAGGGAGCGGGCGGGTTTATTGTGGTTTGGTGTGGCTTGACGGGTCTGAACGGGTCTGGTGGTGTTTTGGGTTGTTTTGTTGTTTGTCATGTCTGTTTCTTTCTTTTAGTATTCTATTGTTTGATAGATTAAAGCAAAAAAATTGGTTTTAAATCTTTGAACAGCGTTCATAAAAAAGAAGATGGTGTGTTTGAACGGTGTTCATAAAAAACAATAATGCAATAATCTGCCATTTATGTCATTGATTTTATTGATGTTTTTTCTTTATCGCTCAAGTGATGCCAGTTTTCTCATTCATTTTTCATCTCATCTTTCCCCATTTTCTCACCCCTTTTTGTTATCGGATAACGTATCCGATTTTGAAACCACAGTTGCGGGCTTTACTGTCATTCATGTGACTAAACCCGTGACCATCAGGATTTGAACCGGCCTTTGATTGGCTGGTTGACGGCTGCCCCTTAGGGGGGAAGAGCGCACTGCTCAAGGTCGATTGGGTGTTTCATATTTTTTTACCATTTTGAAACGGGTTATTGACTTGGCCTTTTGGGGCGCATATGGAGCAGCCACGGACGAGGATGACACCCCGCCCATGACCAGATGATAAGGGATCGGACCTTATCTGGAAAGACAAAAAAGAAAGAGAAAGAAGAAAAATCATCATCAAAAAAAAGCCGTGGGCATCAGCCACGGGAGACACACCACCACAAGGGCAGCAAGCAGGAATGACATCAAGGTCAAGCAAAAGATTGGGAGAACGGGTGGAGACGGAAAAGAAAAATCCATGAGTGATGGGTGAGAAAACGAGAAAGACTCCAATCATCACGGGCTTTGGAGAAACCCGTACCCACCCGTTCAAATCCTGCGCCAATTTGTTGGCGGCAGGTTAAAAATGACAAGAAATAACAAAAAACAGGGAATGAAAAACAAAAAAAATTAAGAAAAGAATTATTCGTAAGCGAGGGGTAATTATAAGTTGTTGATTTTATTGATTCTGGTAACCTTCCTCAGAGGGGGATTTCTACCTCCTGTTTCTGCCCCTGATACTGATTACCTTCTTGACCCTGATACCTTTTATTTGGAAATAAATCAGTGGCGGCTCTCGCCGCCCTCCACCATCAAACAGCTATAAATTGATCATAACCTTTAATAACCTTTATATAAACTATATAAACTATATAAACTATAATAATATATATATACCCCTTCGGACAGAAAAGAAAAAAGGACAAAAAAGAAAAGAATTATTCGTAAGCGAGGGGTAATTATAAGTTATTGATTTTATTGTATTTCACCGTGATGTTAATTGCACTCATATCCATCTTGATTGTGGTGCCATCTGTCGCAAGTACCAATGACGGCAACTAAAACACCAGAATGACTCCTGTGCGGCCATAGGAGCCTCGTGAGAGCGCATAAGCTGCTCAGGATAGGAATCCCATCATGAAACAGTCAATTCGCGTCTACGAGGCTCTCAGGTGCCTTAAAAGCGATTTAGGGGTTTTAAAGACTTTTACACAACATCATGAACCAGCGAGGCACGTTGTGGTCGCCCACCAAGAGCATGAGCTATAAATCGCCTCAACTCTTCATCCAGCAGCCTGTTTCGTGTTTGTTCTGCCGCTTTCACTGTATCACGTGCCATGGCTTGCGTCCAGTAATGCACCGCCAAGGCCAGCGCATCTATCCGGTCATCCTTGATGAGTGAACCTCGTTCACGGGTGATGCGGGTCATCTGGTAGAACAGCCGATAACGGTTTTGTTGTTCCGGAACATAGATTTCCGTTGATTTAAAATCCCTTTCAATCAGCGAGCGATCCACCACAAGGCGGTGCTGGTTCATCACCGGTTCCAGCGTGTCAACAATGCGTTGCTCTTTTTGACCCCTTGACCTTTCACTGTCCGATATGGTGCAAGGGTAAATACGCGCCATCACGGGGGCAAGCAGACGATTGAACATACCATCACCAAAGTTTGGCTCAACAATAATCTCCTTGACGTGATACGCTTTTGCTTTATGGGCAAGTGCTTCCAATACTGCTTCCTCATAACCGCGCCTGTCACCCCCCGCATCCAGCAAAAACAACCGGCCATTGAGGATTGAGACAATTGCCCAAGTCGTCTCATCACCGCCGCGCCCAGACGGGTCAATCGCCATCACCGTGCCACTGTAGGGCTGCCAGTCATCTTTGGCGACCATGAATGGCTCGTAAAATCTGTCGCCATCAAAGCCAACTGATGGCACATCCTCCACAGTCAGGGAACGATCATTGCCCCATGCCATGTCAACGGGGGCAAGTTTGCTATCCAAATCCATCACGATCAAATCATGCAGTTTGAGCGGATAGCGGTCAGCATCTGCCAGCGAGGTGTCCAGCATGAATTGCAGGGCAAATCCGGCCTGTCCATATTCAGCCAGCTTCTCAAGCAGCGTATGCTCGCTAAATCTTGTGCAGACGGGCTGCCCTGCCAGTGACGGGTCTTTAGCCAAATCATCAACAATGAATTGACCCAATCTGCTGCCATATCGTGCTGCCTGAGCTGGCGTTGGATATTTGGCCGGAATGATCCGGATTTCATAGCCACGCTCAGGCAAGGCATTATAGATGGACTGTTCGGTCTGAGGGGTGCCAAGAAAGACAATTTTGGAAGATTTGACAATCGCACCGGTTGGCTTATCTTCCTCGGGCGGTTTGGAAATGGCGGCAAATTCCTTAATCAATTCTTTCAGCTTGTCACGCATCCCCTGCGTGGCAGAATTGCCTGTCACCTCAATATCATCGGCAATAATCACATCGGCACGAGAACCAGTCAACTGCCCCGTAATACCAACAGACTTGACCGATGGGGACTGGTTGGCACGTGCCGGTGCCACATCAAAAGATATCTTGCTTGACCGCTGGTTGTCACGCGGAATGAGATGCTGCAAGATTGGCACTTCATGAATAAGCCGCAATACGAAAGTGGAGAAGTCATCTGCCCGTGTCTTGGAGGCTGAAACAACCATGATATTGATTTGCGGGTCATTGAGCAGCAGCCAGCAGGTGTAAGCGGCTGTCACCCATGATTTGCCCACGCCACGAAAGGCCGAGATGACAAGCTTGTCGGGTCCGTGTTGCAACCACTCGGCCATCATATATTGCGAACGGGTGGGGCTTGGCAAATTCAAATGTCGCCATATCAGGAATAAAAATAGTCTAAAGTCATCAATCGCCGGATTGGAAATTGTGTTTTTACTTATGATGATATCTCCTTTTTAAAGTATTTTTCAAGAATAAAACCCGTCAAGAAAGTATATCCTTGACGGGGTTGGGGTTGTCACCTGTCATTCTCAGAAAAGGTGGCGAAGCCACTTAATGCAGCATCATCTGTTCCTCAATGCTTTTTTGTCCAGCCGCAACCAGTTGGTTGAAAGCGTCCAAGCTTGACATACTGTCGTCAATGACAGCATCAATGCCATTGTCTTTCAGGAATTTGACAATCACCGCCCAGTCCTTGGCCTCGCATTCGCCATTCTCTAACTTGCGGCGCATGTCATTGGCAATCAGCCCATGCAGCAGATTGAGCAGTTCAGTTGGAGCCTTACTCTTAAGTGTCTGTTTTGTCATATTTGTATTTGAACTCCTTTCGTCTCAAGAGAAAATCAAAAAGGTGGGTGTAGATTTTGACCGCCAGCCACACACCACCTAAAATGGGGGCAAGCAGGGCAAAGTAAGATGAGGTGGTTTGGAGCCAGTCAAGCCACCAAGGGCTGGTGACAGCCCCCGTGGCAACAGCGTGGGTGAGGGCATCAGAAGGATTGGGCAACATCAATGAGGCGGCTCACTAATCTGGTTACCATCCCAAATCTTGCCGTAAACCGTGCCGCCAGCCCCATGTGTGAAGCCAAAATTCTCGTCAATGCCAATGATGGTGTGGTGGGGAATTTGCATCATCTCCGGCCATTCCTCCATGGCAATAACGTGGTTGTCATCATCCACCGCAATATAAAAAGGATGCGGGTTGGCCGCCAGAACATCAACCACATCCGCCCCTAAAGCATTGCGCATGAAGTAGACAGAATAAGTTTTTCCCTCATGGGTCACTGTCTCAATTGAGGGGGTGAATTGTCCAAAATTTTGCAAAATAATCTCCTTGTCAATATCATACAGAAACAACGCCACGCCAGCCCGTTCCAGGCACATTGACCTGCACCTGCTTGCCATGAAGCGCAGTAGCGGTTACCAACCTTTGAATGCCTATCGCAACATAACCTGCGGGCAGAAATTTTATGGTATTTTCACCTTGGGACGATAATACCGTAGCCACCCCCGCCAAGCGCACATCCAAAATGCCCGATGACAAGCCACTGGTTTTGGAGGTAATCCTTGCATCAATGGCATTTGACAACCAGCCAGAAGAATGCCACGCCTTCCAGAAATCCCCCTTGATATTGCCATCAAGGTAATGCTGTGATGTTCCCACATTCAAAGAGCCGCTTGAGATGTTAATGCTACCGGTAACATTCAAGCCCTCATTCATTGACACCCGCCCTGATGCCAGATTAATGTGAAACGGGCGTTTATCGTTAAAGGAGCCATAAGGCTCATCCGCTTGCGTGAGCAGAAAGTAGAAATTGCTGCTATCCTTGCGCATGATAACAGAAGGGGAATTACCCGCGCCGACAAAGCGCATACCGTTATTAACCTTGGCATGTATCTCACCAAGCGTGTTCAGGGTGCCGGAAAAGGTGACATCCCCCGCCGTGATGGACAAGCCACAACCCATCAAGACTTTCCCGCTATCCAGCTTGACGGTGAAGGGGCGAAGCGCGTTCCACGCCCCGTCTCTATTGCCCTCATCGGTAAGCAGAAGAACAAAATCTTGTGTATTCTTGTGCAAGACGGCACCCCTTGTCGCGGCATCGCCCGATGAAAAGCGCAATGCAGATGAAGCGCGGCTATTTATCTCGCCCGTCATCATACCGCCTGATTTATCTAGCTTAGCCCCCATCTGTGCAGGTAAATTGACAGCCTTAACCTCACCCGCCATTTGCCCACCAGCGATAACATGATTTTCAGGCAGGTTCAGCGCATCAAGCGAGGCCAGATTACCGCTGCCCAACTTCTGCAATAGGGTTGTTATTTGTGCCTGAAGGCGCGAGGCCGAGGGTTTGAGGCGCAGATGAAAAGGCTGGTTTGCCCCCGCACAATCAGCAGGGCAATTGTAAAACAGGGTACCGCCTGTGTTGGTAATGGTCTCAATCAGCAAAAGCTTGCCCGCTTGGGGGATATAGATTTCATCGCCAGCTTGGGCGGCGGCAAAATCCAGCGGATTGGCACCGCTCAATGTGAAGTTTTTGGAATTGGCCGTCAAGGAAATGGTGCCAACCTTGTAATCAGATTGCGCCAGTGGAAAGCCAGGGTAAAGTGCCATCTTTTTACTCCGTTAATGGTTTGAAAATGAGGAAAATTAATAACCGGTTACATCAATAATCCAGCTTACCTGTTTGTTGTTCGCATAAGATAGAGAGCCAACGCCGAGCGTTTGCATAGGTGGAGGGTATAGATTGTTTATTGAGGCCGTATGGTTCCACCGCGCCTTAAGCCTTATGCCGTTTGGGTCTTGGACAGGCATGTAATAGAATAATCCATGACCAAAACGCCAATTGCCCGATATAAATATTTTTTCAAGCCTACGCCAAGCAAACAATTGGATTCCCATACTCGCATAGGTTCTATTCTTTCTCGTCTGTGGAATAAAAATATCAGGCGGTGGCTCGGAGGGTGCCACCGCTGCATCACCTGATGTCCAAGGAGTGGGATGGGGCATCGGCCCGGGTGTATCAATAATGGAATTATGAATAAGACGTAACGGCTTTTGCACCGCATCATACATCAAGGCACCTTGCGCATTAAATACTTGTAACCCAAGATTGGTAGATAAATTACGCGGATATGAAAACGCATACCATGTTGCCCCTTGCCCCTTGATGCCATAAAGAACAAATCCTTTATATGTATTGCCGACTATTTCTGTTAAATGAGCGGTAACACCACTAGGGGAAGAGGCTGCAAAAAAGACAGGGTCAGGCGATGTGACTTCAATTGGTGCAGCAATTTGCATATCGTATCTTGGGTCGTTATTGCTGTTGCTGCTTTGCACTGTTCCCTTGGCAATTAAAACCATATTTTTATGTATGTCTGATATCTGGGAAATGCCATTATCATTAAAAATTCTCAAACCAACAGCCATATTAAAAAATTCCCCAGATAATAAGTGAGGCATAATCCTGTTGGTTAGGATACGGCAAACCTTCCCCCACCACACCGGGCGGATATACGCGTGTTCTGTAAACCCACTTTACATAGTTGCCTTCAATTCTAATCTGATTAGGATATATGGGCTGATAGCTTTCTGTGTCTGGATCGGGATATCTTATGTTAAAAATGTACGGATAGGGAATATGATGCACAAACGGCGTTCCTGATAGGGTAGCAAATTCCGGTACATGAATGGAACCATTGACATAGGCATTGCCCGCCAGCATATCAGCGGTGTAGACCGAGCCTATGATTTGCGTCATGCGATAGTCGGTATCCACCAGATTAACGCCGTTCTCGTCCCACACTTGCAGTCCCTGTCCCATGTCTTACCTCCTACCAAATGCCTAGCCGAACCCGTAATTGATTATTCGCGTCATAAACCTCAATTTTTGAGTTGGTAATAACCAGCCTTTGCAATGTATTGGCGGTTTTTATCTCCACCTCACCCGTGCTAGAAACCTTGAAGCGGTTTTGAATATTGATATTGCCCGCCGTCACCGTGCCAATATCGGCGGCATGAAGACGCAACACCCCATTGGCAAAGCTTAAAGGCGCGGTGTGAATACTGCCATTGGTAACAACAAAATCATTGGCCTGCACCACCACACGGCTTTGGTTGTTTTTGGCATCAATATAAAGCGCACCGGTTGACCATGAATTGCCGCTACCGGTTTTGACCTGCACGCCAAACCTTGCCCATCCATCACCAGGGCTTGATGAGGCTTGGCTTTTGATGGTAACAGAGCTTGAGATATCGCCCACTTGCGCCTTGAGTGTTTCCACCTTACCCGCCACCGCTTTTGTCTCGCTTACCGCAACCGTTATCATCTCGCTATATTCAGCCCGCGCATTACTTAGAGAGGTTGACAGCGCACGCTTGAGACTTTGGGTATTGAGATAGGAGTTTGTTAAAGCCTCGGCACTTACCAGTCCAAAAAACTGCTCCCTGTCACGCAACGAGCGCAAATCTACCGAAGCCCAAGCATTGAATTCGGCCAGTTCCTCCAATATCTTTTCACGGTCAACAACAAATTCCTCCGCTCCCGCGTTAAGCGTGATTTGCGCACTCCACAGCGTTGTCCGTTGTGGCTCGGTAATAAAGGTTGAGCGGAATGTATAAGCTGTATCAGGGGCAAAACCGGTGAGCCTAATGACTGTCTTTTGCCTGTCAACCACCGTTTCAAGCTTCTTGTCTGGCACATCTGTTTGCCAATACTCAATCTTTACTCCCGTCACCGTCACATCTGTTGGCAGCAGCCAAGACACATCAAAGGCTGGGATTTTGCGTGTATTGTCAGCGGCGGTGACAGACGCGGGCGCAACGCTAAAACCATCAGGAAAGCTTTGATAGACTGGCGCGGGTGCTGGCGCATTGACCGGCATTTCAGGAATAACCACCGTCTCATCATACATGCCTGCCCCTACCTCCTGTAGGGTCAAGGTGACATTGCGCGCGCCTTTTTCACCCAACGGTGCTAGCGAGCGGGCAATCACGCGGTATCGTGTCTTGCCATAGATTTTGTCATCAAGGTCAATCCAGTCACCTACTTCCAGCACAATCCAGCGCGGACGCACCGTAACAGTACGCTGTTTCTGGTAACGATTTTCTCTTAAAGCAGACCGCGCAAGGCGTGCCGCTTGAGAGGCATCAAACACTGCCCTAAAATCAAGCTGTATGGCATGACGTTCACCATCAGCCGTGAGGGCACCCGCGTCTGTTTGTGCCGGATAAGCCACCGCCTCCCATGCTTTTTCAGGGTCATTGTAAGTGCCATGCACGGCGTTGACCAGTTCCGACCGCGGCCTTTTAGGACGGTAGGAATGGGAAGCATCCACAATCAAATCATCATGGTTGAGCGTTGCGACCGAGGCTTGCGTCATACCAACAAGTGGCACATCACCGTCTACCCGTTCAACATAGGCACCAGCACAGGCATTTAAAAGCGGCTCTAGATTGTCGCGGTGCTGAACACCGTCGCCTGAATGGAAGATCATGCCTGCGCGATAGCGTTTGTCACTGCCTTCTATCTCATCACAGACATTCATCGCCTGCATCCACGACCCAAGCGGTAAATCGCTTGCAGGCATGCCCTTGCCCATGATCATTTCGCCATTACGATAAAAGCCGCGGGCATAATTATAGACCTGAACAACCGGATTGTCACAATAACCCCATGTATCAGGATTGTTCCACCGCTGCGCACCATTGCCGCCCGCTGTCGTGTCCTTGCGCGGGTCATAGCACACGCCCTTGCACTCAAACAGAAAATGCGGCAGCGAGTTCATCTTCTCTTGGTCATAAGTCACATAGATAATCGCATAAGCCAATCCCGCCCCTTTATGCTTTGATGTCCACCGCCCGCCAGCTTGTTGCACCAGATAAGTGTCTGCCGTCTGTCCATTAAAGCCTTTGTAAATCTTGATGCGAATAAAACCCTCATGCTTGCCGGTGACAGTATGGCCTTGCTGGCTATTATTGTTGCCGGTCAAGTTACACCATTCATCATCAATCAACACACGGCTTACGCCATCAATGGCAAAATCAGACAATTGCACTACACGGACAAATGTCTTGTTGGCCTCACCAAAAGCGGCCGCGAATATCTCCTGTCCGGCGGTCGCAAATAGCCCCACGCCGATTTGCCGCCCTTGCGCCCCACCGTAGGAAATATTGAGATTGGTGCCGCCAAGATTGGTATTTTGTCCGCGTTGCCTCTTCTTGGCCAAGGCGTTGCCAACAAGGTTCAGGCCAATACCGACCAGCATCTGGCCAACAAAACCCATGGCTCCAATAAACCCACCAATGGCACTGGCCGCACTCGCAATGGCACCAACAACAGGAGCTAAAAACGGCATTATCGCACCTCAAAAACACGGGTTATTTGACTGTAATCAGCAAAGAAAATGCCCATCTCACTCTTGCAGACAAAGCCTGAACCAGTAAAGACACCACCCGCTACCTCACCATTAAAGTCCACAACACCAATATCACCACGCATGGCTGCCGATTTGTCGCCTTCTTTAAAATGCTTGGCAAAAAGCTCGCCTACATTTTCACAGCCATTTTTACGTAAAATCCGCCCCGCCCCCGCCTTTGTCTTATAGCCGCGATAGGGCTTTAAAATATCTTCACCCAACACGGCATAAACCGCATCTGCCGCCAAGACACCGCAATCAGAAACACCATATTGAAAAGGCAATCCCCCGTGTTTTTCAATCACAAGGGCGAGTTCTACCGCCCAAGCCTGCACTCGGTTCCATTCTTGTTTGGTCATGATTTTTCCCGTTAAAATAGCCCTAAAAACTTCTTTTTCTTTTTCGGCTTGCCAGCATTGGCATTAGGGTCTTGCCCCCAGGGGATAACCTCTTTGCCCGCATTTTCGACAAAGGAATAAAAATCATCCGTCCCGTCTATCAAATGTTGGTCATTGAGCGAGCGCATTCGGTAATTCTCACGCGAATTATCCAAGGCACGGCTTTCACATTGGGCAATAAGCTTGGCATCGTCACCTTGAGTATATTCAATGGTATCAATAAACCCACGATAAAGCGGCTCTACAAACAATAAGGCAGACGTTTCAGGATGGAAAAATATTTCCGATATGGTTACAGGTCGCTGATGCCAAACTTCCTGCTCCATGGTTGCCAATACATCGGGCGTCAAACCATCATTGGGGCTTGCAGCCAACTCAATCGTTAAACCTTGTGCCATCATCCCCAATTGTCCCTCAATGCTGGAGACCTTGATAATTCCCCCAGGGCGATAGGTTAGGCCGCCATGGATTAAATCATCTCTCCCCGTCCAAAAGCCATATTGACCGGTGCCAAGGTCAAAACGCAGCATTTCAGCCAGTTTCAATGTGCCAGCATCCAATAAATCCAGTACTTGGGGGCTTAAACTTCTCATGCTCGCACCTCGACAAATTTAAAGGAAACCGTCTTGCTATCACGCTGCCATGGCTCGTATGCGTCCCATAGCGGGCGCATGACAAGCTCGGCACGGTCAAAATAAACATCTGCCCCCGCCATAAAAGATGCCGGTAATGGCGGCTCTATCTCAATGACAGACGCACCTCCGACTGCAAATCCCTTTGTGACACGCCCAAGATGATACCTCTCACCTTGCCTGATGGTAACAAAATCACCCACCGACAGTGCCAGACCATTGGCAAAAACGCCTATCTGGAAACGGATCCTCGTGACAGAAGATATATTGACAATAATCCCAGATATTGCCTCCGCCCCGCGATTATGGATATGCGCACGCGGTGTGCAGTAATGCGGGGCTTTGGCTAAAACCGGTATCAGCCCGCCGCGCAAACTTTGAAACCACGCATCGACCATTGCCCCGTCAGAATAAGTGAGCGGTGCTGTTGTCAGGCTCATTTGCCAATGAGGCTCGCCATATTCAACAATATTCATCAAGCCACTAGCGACACGCGAGCTTGAGATAAAACGCAGCAATTCCAGATGGCTTGAGGCATAACGCACATCAGGTAAGGTTTTTAAATCTGCCATTTATAACATACTCCGTGATTGCGCTTGATGGAAGTTGCGCACCACACGCCCGTCCGATTGCTTGACCGCTTGATTGACAATCAAAGGAGCCGCTTTCTCAATTCCGCTTTGAGTAATCTCTGTTACCTTCACATCAAACAGGGCAGAGGGCGTGACATCAACACGCAATGCCCGTTCGCGATTGTCTTTCAAGCCTTGCAGATAGCTAGCCGAGGGGAGGGTGGGCATGCCACCCACAAGGCCACCATCGGCTCGTTGCAATAGCCCGCCATTATTGATTTGCTCCAACAGGGCGCGGTATTTCTTGGTGGCCGCCGCATTGACCACAAACTCGCCATTCGACAGCATGGTCGGGATACTATCAGAGCGTGATGTCCCCTTACCCGTTATCTTGCCATTGGGGTAGCGTCTTACTTCACCACCATCGGCGCGAAACAGTCCGGCAAAAAAGCCGCCACCGCCACCGACCGCACCGCCAAAAAGCCCCCCTAACAGCGCATTCAAGCCACTGTCAATCAGCTTGTTACCAATTTTTGTCAACGCATTGCCCAAAGCCTCCGTGGCTGATTTGCCAGCAATCAAATCATCAATAAAGCCGCGCATCACATCCTTGGCTGTTGCCTGAACCTCTTCCAGCTTTTGCCGTAGCCTGTCTTGCGTCTCGTTCAAGCTTTGTGCCTCAACTTCAGCTTGAGCATAGGCTTGTGCGAGCTGTTCAATGGCCGCCCTCACGCCTTCCTTGTCCGCAACACCGGCTTTTTCCGCAGCTCTCAACATCTGCTGCGCTGTCATCGCCTTGGTAAGAGCAAACCCATAATCATTGATGAGTGGGTTTAACGTCGATTGAATGGCCGTTGATGCGTTTAATGCTGCCGTGCGTTCCTGAATTTGTTTGGTTATGCGCTCAAATTCATTGTCCCTTTGCCGCCCATAACCGCCACCTCTCTTGCCCTCATTCGAACGCCTTTTATCAGCCTCCAGCTTATTTTGCGCCAACTCCTTCAGCTTGTCATCGGAGATAAATTTTGCCGCACCTTGCCCCGCTTCTTTTTCAAAATCACGTGCCGTCTCGCTTATGGCGCGTCTTAGCTCTAGCTCCTCGCGTGTAAGGTTATTTATTTCCTCTTGACCTTTGGCGTAATCCTCAAACAGCCTTTGCTGGATAAGCCACTCCTGTGTAATACCCTCCATCGCTGCCTGTTGTTCTCGTGCCAGATCAACTGCTTTGTCGCCAAATTCTGCCGCCGCTTTTGTTGTATTGCTAATGGCATCGGTCACAACATCAAAATCAAACGCCAAATTTTTAAGAATAAAAGCAAGTTCAGGGATAGACTTTATCGCCTCTTTAAATGCGTCTACACCCATTTCTCCTTTTTTAAACTTATCTAAAATCTGATAAACTTCCACCTGAATATCCGTACCAAGGCCTGATACAGCCATTCTTAAATTTGTGACCAAATCATCAATCGCCTTATCAGCGTTCTCAAGATAAAGACTTTGGCCTAAAGATTGAGCATGTGTTTCAGCCGCCATCAACTCATCAGAAAGCTTGATGAGTTTGGCAATCAAGTCAGCAACATCTCTATTGACCCCGCTCACTTTCAGCATATCTTCAAGGGATTTTTTCACCGCACCCGCCGCCGATGGAACAAGCTGCATGGCGGCACCCAGCTTTTGCACTTCATCAGCCACTTTGGCATTCACATCGCCAGAAGCATCGGCATATTTTCTTAAACCATCCAGCACGTCCTCAATTTCCCCATCGCCTATACCAAAAATGGTGCCGATTTTCGTCATCCGCTCCATTTCCTCACGCAAGGCTTCCAATTTACGCAGCCGTCCTGCCTCGCTAAAGTCATCAAGCCTGTCGACCATGCCGCCAATATCGCCTTCTACCTCCTTGGCAATCAGCCCCATCTTGCGCCATTCTTCACGCAATTTGACTGATGCCGCCTCCGCCTTGGCCGCATTGTCGGCATAATGCAAATAGGCCAGCGCAAGGCCGCCCGCTGCCAGCCCTGCCACACCACCAAGCAGTGCCCCGCCCGACATAACCGCCCCGATGCCAGCACTCAACGTCTGTGCCTGCCTCATCGCCGCTATCATACCCCCAATGGCGACACCGGCATCCTTAGCCTTTTTGATTAACGGTACAATGGAACGGCCTATCAAGCTGGTGGCAATCAGCGAGGAAACCATCAAAGCCGCATCACCTAGCACGTTGAAATTGTCGGCAATAATCACCAGCCCTTTTGCCAAGGTGCCAGATATCGCTGTAGCCTGATCAGCGGTTCCCACATATTGCAGCAGCGCATTCTTTATCAGGGTAAAGCCATCGCCAATGGTGTTCTCCATTTGGTCAAGCTCTTTACCCAATTTACCCATCTGGCTGGTGATGCCAAATATTTCCCTCGTGCCAATCTTGCCCGCAGCTCCCAACTCGCGCAACTGATTTACCTGAACTCCCATGCTGTCAGCCAGGGCTTCAGCCACCCGCCCACCTTGTTCAAGCACCGTGTTCAGATTTTGGCCTGATAATTTGCCACCCGCCATTGCCTTTGACAGCGCATTCATCACCGTTTTCGCCCGCTCCCCTTTGGCTCCGGAAATCACCAAAGCATTGTTCAAGGCCTCGGTGTAATCAAGCTGCTGTTGTGTGTTATAGCCAAGCTCTTTCAAGGCGGTAGAATTGGCAAGAAAGCTTTCAACCGTACTCTCAAGGCTGGAATAAGAACGATTGGCGACCTGCCCCAAACGCTCCATCGCATCCGCGCTAGCATGCACCGAGCCGGTGGCTAGCGTTAATCTGGCATTCAGATCACTCCATTGGTCGGCCATGTTGGCCAACTCACGCACGCCCAAGGCGGCACCAATTGCGCCAAAAGCCGCCGTCGCCCGCCTTGCCATATTGTTAAAATGCGCATCAAGTTTCTTGTCAGCTTGTCTGGCTGCTCTTTCCATCTCGCGCATGGTTTTATTTGTCACGCCTTGGGCGTTTTTCATCGCCTTTTCAAAACGCTTGACATCCGCGCTCAATTGCAACACGAGCGAGCCTACATCAATCCCTGCCATGTCTTGATTTCCCTCTAACCCAACGCCAGCACAGCGGCGGCAACAGTATCGCGTTCATCTTGCGCCATGCCTTGCGCATCTTCGGAAGAATTGGCCTCAATATAGCCTTGCACGCAAGTCATATATTGCCACACCGACATGGCGTTAATTTGCTGCGGCGTAAAGCCCATCACAACGCCTGCCTTGTAGAGTTCGGCAAATCTGATTTTACCTTGTTCGAGCGGCGGGAGGCCGTTTTGCTCTTTCCCGCCGCTGCCAGCTTTTTTCCCGTCTCTTCCTCCGGTGCGCCAACTAAAGCCGCGCCCAGCACCGCTTGGGCTAAAGGCACATTTTCCATCAAGGGACGCTCTTCAACATAGTCACGCACCAAAGCCAAAGCCTTTGACGGCTCCAGCCCGCCACCAATTAGCCCCAAACGCAGAATTTCCCTTATATCCTGCGCTTTGAAGCTCATATCGCCAAGGCGGCTAAAAATAGCAAAGGGGCCTGCATCACAGGCCTCCTGCAATTTCTGCAACTCCCCCCAGCCAAGGCGAAAACAGTAAGTCCCATCGCCAAAATCAAGCTCAACTTGCCCGTTTCTGTTTGCCATGTGTTTTTCTCCTTTAAGGTTTTGTGATAGGCGTCACCACACCGGCCATCTCGCCGCTTGATTGCATGGACACAGTTACAGATACCGTCTCGCCATTAGGCGCGTTGATTTCAAAGTTCTCAAGCTGCATCTCGCCCGTATAAGTCACCTTCTTGTTCTTGAAAATGCATTCAACCTTCACCTTGGCCGGTTCTGCCGTATTAAAGGCATTCATCCACACCTCAATATTGCTTTCAGCCAACACACCCTCGCCGCTAATCGACATGCTTAAAGATGTGACATCGCGAACAACCCAATCAGGCGCGTCTGGGTCATCACAATCGGGAATGCGCGTCTCGTTCAGGTTTCTTGAAAAGGACACCGAGCGTGATAAAAAACCACATGGCGCGGTATAGACAATCGGGTCGGCATTATTGCCAAGAAAGACCATAACCTTGCCACCTTTTAGTACATTTTGCAGTTTTGCCATGGAATATCTCCTTATGTTGGCGTTAAAAAATCAATGATTAGATTTGTACGTCTCAAACGCGCTCAATTGTGGCCTCAAAACTTAAAACCGCATGGGTTGTTTCCCCGTCTGGGTCGTACATTTCGTGGGTTTGCTCGTGGAGCAGATAAATGCAAGCGTGGGTTTCAAGCTCCAAATCCGCATCATGCAAGGCGGCACATACTGCCTCCGATATCTCGCTTAATTCCTCCAAGCCTGCTGCGCGTGACCAGACATCAAGCTGAAAAGTCACTTCCACCAAATCAAGGCAATCAGCATGCCGAGAGCGGATTGCAACCGCGCCAATACTGATATAGGGAAATTCCGCATCCTCTGGCACATCGTCATAAATACGCCCCTGCACATGAGCCGCAACTTGCCCATCCGCTTTCAGCCTCTGAACAATCGCCTTTTGTAATTGATATCTTGGTGATGTCATCATGGGAACGCCAGCTTTATCTGTTGCCCATGCTTGTGACGACGGTTCTTGCGTAGTTTACCCATAAGGGCGGCTTGAACAATATCAGCGGCCAAATCAGGCAATATGCCAACTTCAACCCAAATAGCCTTGCCACCATGGGGCATGATAACTTCAAAGGGGGAACCCGATTCAGGAAAATATTTCAAAGTATTAGGAGCTATTTCAGCACAAAAACGTTCAAAAACGGGAACCGGAATATTTTTGCGCATGCCGATAGCAGAGCGCAGCGTTTTTAGGATATACCCCCGCCGCCCATCTTCTAGTACCGCGCAATCATAAGATATATCGTTGCCAATACGCGCCGTGCCAAAATGCGTCACACGCGGACGATCTGTTTTATACATATTCTGTTTCATTGTTATTTCCCCATAAAAAAAACCGCCCTGAAAGAGCGGTTTATCCTTTGTTTTTACTTCCTTGTTTAACTTATGCTCGTCAGCTTTTTGTTGCTGCCTTAACTGCTTTTCCTACTGATTTTCGGATAGCGGCGCGGGCTTTCTTTTTCTTCGCCCGATACACCGGATAAAAGAAAGGCTGCGCTTTCATGGTACGGGTGCCAAATTCAATCAGGCGGGCTAATTGCCTTTCCCCACTGCCATGATCAACGCGGGTTGACGCATTACCGGCATAAACCGTCAGGGTCATCTCACTACCAAGTGCGTTTTTTGCTTGTGCCAGCGCGTGCTGCCCCTTACCCAACCGCCCCCATGTCCAGCCAATGGTGTTGCGTAAATTGCCGCTCTCAACCGGAACGGCCGCTTTCATCTGCGCCACTATTTGGTCGGCTTGGCGTTCCATCTCGCGCTTGACTTGTTCTTTGATCTCTTTGGGAATTTTGTCCAGCCGCCTTTGCAGCTTGGCCAACCCCATCAGACTTGCCCTTCTCGCCATCGCGTTCACCCCTGTTTGGTGTTTTAATCTCCACCGCCTTGCCAGCCTTTATCGCCCCTTCCCCACACGCGCGCGTCACACTATAAGCCTCCCCCGCGCGATACGACAAAATCACATTGTTTTTCGGACGATGATCATAATCACTCAAAAAACGTACCCACATTGTGTTTTTCCCCATTAACTGATTGACAAAATATTATATTGTTGTTATTGATAACAACATGAAAGCAAGGCTCATCGAAAAATCAAGAACCGTCATTAATGAAAACGCTTTTTTTGAAATTGTTCTTTGGCAATTGCCAGATCCCGTTATGGGGAGTGACCATCTTTACAAATACCGACTAGCTCTTATTGTTGAGGGAAAATGTGTTTTGAGATACGACAATGAAAGAGGCAAGGGCGATCATAAGCATATCTATGACAAAGAGGTAAAAATTGATTTTTCATCACTTGAAACTCTTTTCGATGATTTTCAAAGCGACATGAAGGAGATATTATCATGAATATTCTGCACGTCCGTATCTCAAGCTTAGACGATATAAAATCGCGCTTCACTCAAATAGATGACCGTGGAGAAGCACCCGTCCCGACTTTGAATTTTCTTGACTATAGTGATATGCACAAAATCCTTAGTCCCTCTCGTCTTGCTATCATCAAAATACTTGCTGGTAATGGAGCCTTATCAATCAGGGAGGTTGCCCGCCGCCTTGGCCGTGACGTTCAAGCTGTGCACCGTGATATAACCATGCTTGCCAATGCAGGGGTTATTGATAAAACACAACAAGGCGTTTCTTTCCCTTATGAGGGGCTCCATTTTGATTTTGACATAAGCATTGCCGCTTAACCTCCACGTTCCAAAGACAGGCGTATAAAGCCCCGATTATTCATATCCGGCACCACAGCTTTAATATTGTACACATGCCCCGTCATTTTACCGGTTGCGGAGTCATAGGTTGAGTTGCGCACATCGCGGGCTACCCAAGCGGGGGTTATTTCATCCGCCGCCCTTGACCTGCGAATGGTCAAAAAAGCCGGTTGCTTGCCAGCCAGTCTTGCCGCTATCACCGCCTCGTTGCCCTCGCGGTAAGTCAATGCCGCCCGTGTCGAAAACACTTGCCTGAACTTGCCCCTTGTTGTCCCCGCGCCATTGTCTTTCTCCTCACGCCTTAAAAAAGCAAAATGCTCGCTCAATTGTCCAGACGGCATTAGAACAATCTCCGCCGATGCGGCGTAATCAGCCGATCAACCGCAAAAGGCAGACGGGTCAAATTGCGCCCCGTTACCGCCTCGCGGTTTTCATACCAATGTGTGGCAAGCAGCATAATTGCCACCTTGATTGAGGCTGGGACGGCGGCGGCATCGTCCCCATATCCGGTGGTAAATATTACCTCAATTACTTTACGCCCAATCGCCCAATTGGGCACGGTAGATCTAAGATTAAAACGTATTTCTGCCCCTATAGCTGTTTCAATAAGCTCATAAAGGGCAGGATCAAGCGTCTCTTGCAAACCGCTAGTACCATTTATATAAACAATCGCAGCCTTTGATACATCGCCAAATGGCAAGGCAACGTTTTCTGCCCACGAAGAGAGCGGCCACGTATCTAATCGAACACGCCAATCCTGATTGATGATGGCGCGGCCTAAGATGCCATTCCAGCCGTCTAAATGCTCAACCGCTGCCTGCAAATAGGTCATCAGGATTGCATCATCATCGGCAAAATCAACCCGTGCCGCCTGTTTTAACTCATCTAAGGAGACAGGCAGAACGGCAGGAGCTTTTACGCGGATAGGTTTCATTTTTGCTTCTCATCTGGCTTTTTTGTCTTTGAGACTTCAACCGCGCCCGCTTCAAGGGCTGCCTGTACCAAATCATCGGGGCATTCATCGCCTAATTTAAAATCTTGAGGGAAGGGATTACCCCCCGTTGCGCCTTTAAATGGCTTGATAAATTTCATTTGCCTGTTCCTTTATGAAAAAAGGCAGGGATATGCTCCCCGCCCGTTGCTTATGATTTAAGCTGCTACACGATGGTAACGCAAGAATTCAGGGTTCCACAAGCCGCCGCCAACACGCTTGCGCGTATAGAACAAAACATAAGGTTTCTTGGTATACGGGTCACGCAACACTTGCGTCCCCACACGGTCAAAAATCCGGTAGCCTTGCGCCATATCGCCAAAGATAATCGGCGTGGTATTGGCGGCAATGTCTGGCATGCCATTAAGCTCACGCACACCATAGCCCAACACTTGCGCCGGTTGTCCTGCCTGAAACGGCGGTTGCCAGAGGTAATTACCTTGCCCATCTTTCATTTGACGTAAAATCGCATGAGTAGCGCGATTGAGATAAAAAACGCTTTTGTTGGTTACTCTCTCCGAGGGGATAGAATAGACAAGGTCAATCAGCCCGTCCGCCGTCAGGCTATTGGCATCGCCAGACTTTACCTCCTCAATGTGACCTAGCGGGTGTTTCTTGGCGGCGGCATTTTCATCCGTGGCGGTATATTTCAATATGCCCTTAGGCTTATTAACGCCATCGCCATTGAGGAACGCCGCCCCCTCTTGTTTGGCAAATTCAAGCGCAACTTCACCGGCCAGATAGCTTGCGATATTTATCTCGCTATCTTCCAAAATATGCTGCGTCACGGCCGGATTGGCATAAACCTCACCGAACGCATATTCATATTCTGCCAGTGTTGGCGTGTTGGTTTCTGGCCTTGCATCCGTTTCACCAACCCAGCCAGAACTTGCCCCGTGCAGATTATAGAGCCGCTTGAACCCACGCCCTTTTACTGTTTGGGAAGAGGCAAATTGGCGCATCGGAATAACCGTTACCAACTGGTCGGTAATCGTCCTGTCCCATTCAATAGGAGCGGTTAAACCACCGTCTGGATCAGAACCAACCGACATAGCGGCCATAACGCCGCCTGTCCGACAGGCTAAGCGCAAATCTTCTTCTCTCGCGCCGGTGCGCACGAAACGATCAAAATCGGCCTTATACGCTTTCATTTCCGGCGCGTCATTGTTATTCACACTAGCGGGAGAAATATCGGCCAACGCTATTTTTGCATTAATCTCATCAATGGCTTTGATTTGCTCACCAATAGTGGCATTGATACGATCGACTTCTTCTTGTCTTACGACATCTTTCAAGTCGTCATCATGCTTGGCTTTAAATTCCTCAAACGCACGGCCTACGCTGTCAATCAGCGCATTAACATCATTATTCATCATCTTGTTCCTGAATTATATTTTTATCTTCGATAGGAGCCGATTAAGCCCCGTGGTTACATCGACAGAGTCGCTCATGTCGCTTCCAGCAGAGTCACTCATGCCAGGCGTGGCAGAGTCACTCATGCCACTTTGAAAGTCTTTAATCAGACTGCGCGCTTGAGAGCGCGACATGCCGGTCTTGGTTAAACTTGCTTCCATCCGCCGCAGCGCAGACAAGGCTTGCGCCTCTTTACCTTTCTCCTCACTCACCACATCAGCAGGCAAAAAATCATCGGCCAATCCATTATCAACGGCCTGTGTGCCATTAAACCACGTCTCTGCATTCATCCATAAAGCGGCGGTTGCTGTATCAACACCGGTTTTGTCAGCATAAAGTCCAGCCATAGCCTCATCAAAGGGAAGCATCATTTTTGCCGCTTCCTCCAAATCATGCCGATTGCCCGCCGCCACAACCCACGCATTATGCACCATCAAAAACGCCGCCTTACCAATCAGTACCTCATCACCGGCCATGGCGATAATGGAGGCAGCAGAAGCCGCCAACCCCAATACACGAACCGTCACCTTGGCAGGATGCGCCCGCAACAGGTTATAAATGGCAATCCCTTCAAAGAAATCACCACCAGGCGAATTGATGTCAACGGTAATATCCTTGTTGCCAATGGAACGTAACGCCGCCTCAATCCGCTTGGCCGTCACACCACCGCCCGTCCAGTAATCCTCACCAATCACATCTAGAATTGTGATGGTATTATTGTCACTCTTTGCTGCGGCAAGGGCGTTGTTCCAGCGGTCATAAGCCTTTATGTCCGGTTCAACACCACGTGCATATGCCTTGAATTGGTTGACCTCAATCCTTGGCAGGTTCTTCAAACTCATCTTGTCTATCCTTAGTTGTTAACGGATTGGGATTAATTGTCTTCTTAGGCAAATCCATTGTCTCTCGTACCTCCTCATAATCCATCCAGGGTTGATGCCCACCTGAACCTAACGCTTTGGCAAAAAATTCCGCCTGATCTTTCATGCTTCCGCGTAACAAGGCTCCGGCATTAAACTTGACTTCCAACCTTTCACGTTCATCCTCGCTCATGCAGGCGCGTTTGATGGCCTGTTCCCATGCCGCAAACCATGGATTGAGCGCATAGCGAACAAAAATCTGCCCCAATACATCAATGCCCGAACCCCAACTGGTATCATCCAGTCCTAAAAACGGACGTGGCACGCCAAAAACGCGGCCTATTTCCTCAATCTGCAGGGCTCGCGCTTCCATCTGTTGACTATCACGTGCACTTGAGGTGAATTGCTGCGCACTCATTCCCTCTTCAGCAATCAACCATTTACCCGCATTGGCTGAACCTGCATAATAAGCCTCCATTGAGGCTTTCAGACGGTCATAAGCTTCTTGCCCGAGCTTGTCCTTGTGGCTTAACATGCCACCTAACAGCATGCCGTTCTTGAAAAACTGCAATTGCGATCTTTCAAGCTCTATCGCCAGGGCAATAGCTTTGGCTGCTGCTTTGACCATTGAGCGTCCCGACAATCCATCTTCACTATCGGCATAGACATGCAGCATATCCTGCGGCTTGATTATCTTTTTTGCCCCGCCCTCTTGCGCGTAGTGATACTCAACTGTCCAATTCTTTTCCTGCTTGATGTCCACCTTGTCCGGTTCAAGTGGTATCAGCTTGACAATTCTCCCCATGGAGCGCACCACATAAGCATAAGCATTGCCATGAACAAGCGCGTTACGTTGCATAAATGCACGAAAATTAAACGCTGTCTGCCAATCATTGGGCATGGCATGCAGCAGCTTGAATAACGGTTGTTCTCGCGCCTTTTCTTTCGTCTCACCATCAATTACATGCAGCGGCAACATGGCTATGGCATATGAAATCAGCGATACACAGCGGAAAACGGCCGTATTTTCCATGGCTTGGTTAACTGTTACCCGCTGCTCGCCACCGCTGCGCAACATTTCATAAAATTGTGCGCTTTGTGCGTGCAAAAGGCGCGGGCTTTTATCGCGCCGAAAAAAATCAAGAATTGCCATCAAACCACCAATAAACCGCGCGTTTCATAAACCGAATTGCCTTTAGCCTTTGGCATGCGCATCATCATGGTGACAGCATCAAACAAGGCCATGGCGGGGTCAATCTTGGCATCGCCAGCACTTTGTTTTGTCGCCCTGATGCCTGTTGCTGTCGGCTCAATCTTTAAATTCGTCACACACCATGCCATCATCGCGCCGCCCGCATGCCATAAAGTGCCATTGGCCAGCTTGCGTTCTGCTGTCTTTAGCGCATTCATCATCCATTGCCCTTGCGGCACACCGGCAAGAACACCGTCATCCTGTGTCACGCCTATATCGGCCAAGGCCTCTATCATCTCACCCAATCCCGCTGGGTCAACCGCCACATGCGCCAAAATGCCCCGTTCTTTAATGCCAGCGATAATCTCAATGATGGCACTGATGTCGGCCAACTGGTCATCAACGAGCGTTAAATCGCCATCTTGGGCAAAATTCCTTAAACGACTGGCAATCGACTTGCGCCGCTCCAACACGCCCTCATGCGCCCAGGCATGGCACCATGAAAGCCAACGCGTCTTCTCTTCCTCATCCTCGCCCTCAACAATCTTTGTCCGCTCACGCCCCAAAACACATAGCCCGAACAGGTCATCAAGCCCCCCGCCATCAATGCCGACAACAACCGCCTCACTACGCTCACATACCGTTTCAAGGTTCAGGTTTTCATCAATACATTGCTGCCAAAATTCCGCCCCCGCCCAGCGGTTAGAACGTAAATTCTGCCCAATCTCTACATTCAAATGCTTGGCATAAAAGGTGCGCAAATCATGCTCATTGCCAATTTCCGACAGTTTGTTCGATATCCATTCCCTATTGACCGAGCGACCCATATTCGGATTGGTCATATGAAAGTTTTCCGGTTTCAGATAACTCTCATCATCAATCATCCGCTTGGGAAACTCATACAAAACACCCATCCGTGTTTTGTTTTTTATCTTGCCATCACGCAAATCACGGTAAAAATCCAGCTTCTCCTTAAAAACCCCCGCTGGCGGGTCATCGGCCTGTGTGCTTAGATAAATCACAAAGCCCTCGGGGCGCGAAATCAACCCACCCGTGGCCTCCTGCAACATCTGTGCCGCCTTTGGCTTTTTGCCAAATTCCCATAACTCATCAATCAATACAAAAGATGCTTTTTTGCCAGCCACTGTGTCAGGTTCTGCAGCTACAACCTTTAAGGTCGCACCTGTTACAAGATGCGTAATCGTCCTTATATGATCTTGCGCTTTTAACTTCGCCGCCAACCGCTCATTACGTCTAAGCATATTGGAGGCAGGCTTATAAGCATTGTCCGCAATTTCCTTTGTCGGGGCTAACATCAACAATTCCGCTGCCGGTCGGTTATTGAGCAATAACGCCGTCATCATAATACCCGCAGCTATCGTTGACTTACCGTTCTTCTTCGATATCAGCAGGAAAAATTCTTCAATCAATTGTTTGTCGTGATCTGGATCATAGGCTCCAAAAATGGCGGCAACAAAATCAAACACCCATTGTCCGCACACATCGCCAAAAGTTACGCCGCTGCCTATATCTGCTATCGGCAAGCTCTTGAAAATCATCAATGCCTTGTCGGCCTCATCAGAAAACAACGGTTTGACAGGTATCAGACTTTTACCCGCGACAATTCGTTCCTCCCAATCGGGGAGGGATGTATCCCAATCAAAATTTTCACGATCTGTCATTATCAACCACAAGTTTCGGCTTGCCACGGCTTATTGAGAACACATCGTCCGCTTGCTTTGCCGCTTCCTCTTGCGCCTCTTTCTTTCCCAGTTTTTTATCCGCTGCTTTCTCATGAATATACCCCGCCGCCGCTATCGCCATCCTGTCACGCCTTGCCGCGTTTGCTTTATCATCACGCATCACGGCCAGCATGTAATCCAGCGGCAGCATGTCAGACGAGTTTTTAACCGGCCTTGAAGACAACCCTGTTTTTACCCTGGTTGCCCCGCCTTTTTTTGGTCTGCCTGCGCCCGATCTAAAGCCACCTCTTGCCATTTGATTTCTCGTTTGATTTTCTTTGATTTTTTTACTCAATAACGCACTGATTTTATTGACAAAAATACCGCTTTGATTTTGAAAGAAAAATCAAACAGCCATAAAAAATCTGCGCTTGAGAAGGACGCGGAGGTCTAAGCATTTGATATATTTAAACTTTTCACCCCCCCTACCCCTTTATCATCGCCCGCGCCGCTCCATGCGTTTTTTGGTCGTATCATGGCATTGCCTGCATAAGCATTGCAGGTTACCCTTATCCCAGAACAAGTTTTCATCGCCCTTGTGGGGCATGATATGGTCGGCGACAAGCTTAGCTGTCTGTCCCTCAATCCGTCCGCACATGGCACAGGTGAAGTGTGATTGCTCCAGCACCTTCCAGCGCAATCGTTGCCATCGTGATGTTTTATAAAGCTTGCGCCATGTCACATCACGGTCACGCTGCCTTGACCTCTCGCGTGCATCTTGTGTCACAGCCACCAGCATCGGCCTAACCTTGGCCAAGGTCGGTTTTACCGTTTGCAGTCTGGCCATGATGACACCGCTGTATAAAAAAAGCCGCTGGCAAGAACCAACGGCTTTAAGTCTTCAACCCACAATTCACAAATAAAAGGAAACGAACCACCAGACGCACTTCGACAGCTCGACCATGTGTCATTAATTCATTTCTGACGTATCATTGTCAATAAAAAAATGAACAGACATCAAAAAATTTTAAATTAGGGGTTTTTTAACTTAAAACTAACTTAAAACAGGCCTCTAGCCCTAGAGGTTCTAAGGGAAGATTTTTAAATTAGTAAATTTTGGTGTTTTCTATAAAGAGAAAAAGGGTAATTGATAAATATCAAGTCAAAAAAATGAAAACACCAAAAAAATACTAATTTAAAAAATATATACTATATTATATATATATATCAATAGCTTAACTACATTTTTAAGTTAGTTTTAGTTTCTCCATTAGTTATAACTAATATTTCTACAGACCCCGGTTCTCTAAGGCTAGAGGCCTTTTTTTAAATTCCTTTTAAATTCACGGGTGATACTAATTTAAAAACCTGATAGGTGGTTTCAAGCGCATTTTTTGTTCTTTCCTGTTTTTTTTTAAATAAAAAACGTAAAAAAAAACTGCCTTCTTTTTTAAAAAAGGCAGGGGATAAATTGAGATCAAGTTTTTCAAGATTATTTTTTAAGACAAAAATGACGGTCAAGCGCGTTAAGGGCAAGCCGTAAAGTACCGAGCATGTGGGGCAGTTCCAAATCATCGATGACAAGATATTGCAGCGCGGCATGAAGGTTCTCATGAGGGGCGTCAAATTGTGCTTCCTGCAATGCTCGTCTCATCGCCTCATATCGCGCCTTGTCACGCTTGACAGCCTCCTCTTGATTTTGTTCGTCGGGTAAACCGGTACGCTCCTCATAGTGCGCCGCTGATGCGCCTATTGCCCGCAGCCAGTTATTGCGTATTTGTAAAAAGCGTAATGCTGCCTCATATTGGTCACGTGACAGGCCATCAGATTTACCCAGCCGATAAAGCCGCCCGATATAGGTGGCAAGTCGCGGGTCACGCGCCTCTTTAATCGACACCCCCAATTGCCGCGCTCGCACTGACAAAGCCAATCTGTCGGCTGGTTCACGCACACTACGCGCCCGACTTATACGCCCGTTCGGCTCACGCGCCACATGAGGGGTAGAAGGCC